AACGCATGTTCGATATCGGAGACGACAAGAACATATGTTCGAGAAATACCATGCATTAACATGTTCATAATTTGTTCATAAATTGTTTACAGTTTATTCAAGATTTATGCTGCAAGGTATGATATTATAATAGTGCCGAAAAGGCAAAGAACAGAATAAGAAACGAGGAAGTCAGTCAAGCAGTTGGTTCTAGCGAATCAATGTTCACTGATGAATATTAATCTAAGTGATAAACATACTTGATAAGTTCAAGGGTGTGTGTAAAGTAGGGGTTAAGAACGGAGATGAACCAGCACTTATTCTGAAAAAAACGATAAACAGTGATTGAAGAAAGGTAAAAGGTGGGAGTTATGTATTTAACAATGAACGAAATCAAGGTACTTGACAAAGAAATTATAAGTCTTAACCAGTTAGAAGAGATTGAAGAAAGTGGGCATGTAACATTTACTAAATATTTAGGACAGAGTCTAGTATATACAGATTGTGCATGGTATTCTCTAGAATTAGAAGATGATACAGATATTGATGTTTATATAAAGTTTAAAGATATATATGACAAAGAATATGATAAGGATTTAGAAGAATATGATAATATAAAGGAGAGATAACATGCGAATAAATGTTCGGAAAATCATTGACATGTGGGATAAGAAGAATTATAGTAGTGAAGAAAGGTGCAAAGACTTTGACTCAATACTTAAATATTACTATAATATAATTAATTATACTGATTTATGCATTTTAACAATAAATATACGCAATATAGTATATGTTGATACTGACGATATATTAAAAGATAAGAGAGGTATGTTCTGATGAATACAACAGCATTTATATTAATAGTAATAGTTTTATTTATATATAGAAGAATTGAAGATTTTACAAAATAGCCGAAACGCTGGAACACACCAGCGTCATACAAGGACGGCAACCTTGTATCTGATGAGTGGAACGGATATAGTGAGATAATAACATAGAGTATAAAGAGCCGTAAACCACATTGGCAAGCCAAGAAAAACAGAAAAGGAGTGATTAATATTAAACTTAAAAGCATTGTGTCTATTGTAACAGGCGCAATAGGAAGCCTATTAATTAATTTAATAGGCAAACCAACAAAAGACCTTATTATCTTAATAGTCTTAATGATTATTGATTTAATAGTGGGCTTTCTTATTTCTGCTATCTGGCAGAAAAGCAGTAAAACAGACAGTGGAAAGCTGTCAAGTGGTGTTATGTTTAAAGGAATAATTAAGAAGTTCTTTACACTTGTAATAGTAGTAATAGCGTATCAGTTAGATATACTACTTGCAATGAATGTAATTAGACATATAGTCATAATTGCATTTATAGTAGAAGAAGTTCTTTCTATTACTGAAAATATAGTAATTACAGGTATTAAGATACCAGCAATAATTACTAAGGCATTAGACGTATTAGAAAAGGAAGTGAAAAGCAGTGTTTCCAATAGTAACAAGTAGATACGACCATGTTAATATATTCTTTAATCAATTATCACCACTGGTTGTTAATGAATATGTTCGTAGAAAAGGACAGAAAAGATTATTTCCGTCAACTGTATTAGCAATGGCGGCACTTGAAAGCGGTTATAATCTTAATGCCAAAACACTATTCGGAATCAAGGGTGACGGAGTTGTTCTTGATACTACAGAATATATTGACGGCGAGTATGTAAATATTAAAGATAGTTTTAAATGTTATCCTAATTTAACAGCAAGTATACAAGGGCTATATGATTTAATGCAATGGAATCATTATGACAGAGCAACGTCTTGCACAGAATATGAAGAAGAGTGTAGAATGATACAGGCTTGCGGTTATGCCACTGATATTGAATATGCTAATAAGCTAATAAACATTGTTAATACTTACCAGCTAACTATGTTTAATATCATAAGTGAACCAGTAGAAGAGCCAGAAGAGCCAGACGAACCAATAGAAGAGACAGAACAACCGTTTATATATACTGTACAGGCTGGAGATTCATTGTGGGAGATTGTAAGAAAGTATTACAACCTTGATAATGACACAGATATATATTATAAAGTTCAGAAAGTCTCTGAAAATAATAATATAGAAGACACAAGCATGATTTATCCTAATCAGGAAATTAAATTATATTAAGAAGAAAGGAGTTAATAATGGTATTATCTAAAGAAGATTTTAAGAAGAAAATTGATACTCTCGAAATCTCAGAAGACAAGAAAATTGAAATCTTAGAAGATATAGAAGATTCTTGGACAGATGATGTTAATGAAGAGTACAGGGCAAGATATGAAGCTGAAAAGAAAGACATGGAAGCGAGTATCGCAAGCCTTGAAGCAGAAACAGCAGAACTTAAAGCTAAGTATAAAGAAAGATTTTTCAACAGTGATTCTGTTGAGACTAATAAAGAAGATATCACAGAAGATATTGAAGAGAAAAAAATTATTGATGTAAAGGAGATTTAATATGCCAAGAGGAGCAACAGCAAAAACAAATGTATTAGCAGTTAATACAAATGCAGAATTATTAAGTTACATTATTAATCAGAACCCTATATTATCAGCCGAGATTGACTTACCAGTGCAGGGAGAAAGTATAGCCCCGATAGGTAAATTGATTATGGACAATCAGCGTTATAGAAACGCTTTTATCAATACTGTTAATATTATCGGGTTGACAGTAATTAAACGTAATCGCTGGGAGAATCCTTGGAACTTTACTCTTAGGGGAACATTAAGACGTGGACAGACAGTACGAGAGATTATTCTTGATTTATGCAATGTGCATAACTATAACAAGAATTTTGACGATAAGACAGCGTTTTTGAAAACCGAAGTCCCTAATGTAATGCAGTACTTGCACAACATTAATTTTCAGGTGTATTATCAGACAACTACAAGTGATGAACAGTTGGCTATGGCATTTGAGACAGAGGGCGGTCTTTTATTGTTTATTGAAGAAGCAGTTTCAATGCTGTGGGAATCTAAAGTATATGATGAATATATTATCGACAAGTACCAGCTTTGTCGCAGAATTTTAGACGGTACAATGTCTTCTGTTGAGATTACCAACTACAACACTAAGACAGCAAGAGAAAGAGTTTCTGACATGAAATCTATTTCTAATAAAATGACATTCAGAAGCCCTAATTACAATCCAGCAGCAATCAGACGAGCAACCTCGTTTGACGACCAGATTTTTATTCTGAATACAGATTTTGAAGCTGACATGTCAACAGAAGTTCTCGCCACATCTTTCTTTAGAGATGACGCAGATTTCAAGGCAAGGGCAGTTCTTGCAGACGGTTTTAATACCCACGACACTGACAGATTAACACAGGTGCTTGGCGAGCAGTACGTGCCATTTACAACTGAAGAACTTGCGCAGCTTGCTAATATTCCAGCCGTTATTGTATCGCGTGAGTGGTTCATGAATTACTATTACGGCATGGATACAATAAGTGTAGGAAAGACAACAGAATTTTACAATCCTACCACATTAGAGAATAATCACTTTTTACACATTTGGGGAATCAAGTCTACAAGTCCGTTTGAAAACGCAGTTGTTTTTACGGCTGGAGTAGCACCAACCGTTACATCTGTAACAGTAGCACCGAACGAAAGTAGTTTATCCGCTGGACTTACATTACAGTTATCTGCAACAGTAGCGACAAGAGGATTCGCTAATAAGGCTGTTACATGGTCTATTACTAAGGGTGGAGAAGGCGGAAAAGCAACAATTAATGAAAATGGTCTTTTAAAGATTGCTTCTGATTATGTTGTTAGCGGAGAAGAACCACAGATAGAAGTAACGGCAACTTCTGTTTTCGACAACACTAAGACAGGAACTGCAAGCGTGAGAGTTCTCTAATGTTTCACGTGAAACATAAATATTAAGGCAGTATAATATATACTGCCTTTTTTAAAATGAAAGGAGTTAAAAATGGCAAAAACACGCATAAATACACAGCTTTCTAATCTTGCCACATTGAACATGCACCGTAGACAAATGTTTAATTTAACGCAGAACCGTATCCAGTATACTGGACTATCCAAGTATATAGATATTGCATATGTCAATAAAGTTCTTTTCAGGAATGGAGTTGTAGCTAGCTTTGTAGATGAAATACTAGGGCATTTAATATTACCATTTCAGAACATAGGAACACTTGACGTATATGGTCGCCCAACTTCTATACAATGCTACGGCATGAACGGTTATAGGTCTAAAATTTTAAAGCCTAACGAGTATGTTCTACTTTATGATACTACAGGCAGATATCCACTAGTATACGATATAGAGCAGTATGCACAGCGTATTGCACTGGCAGACCGAACAATGGATATTAACATATCCCAGCAAAAAACACCGAGACTATTTAAGACATCAAACGAGAATAAAATAACCGTACAGAACATTATTAATAATGTAGACTCTTGCGAGAATACAGTACTCGCCTTTGACGGTAATTACTTAAATAATTTTGAGAGCGTTCTAGCCCCAGCCCCGTATGTAACAGATAAATTAATGGAATATAAGAAGCAGATATATAGTGAGTTCCTTAATCATATCGGCATATGTAATTTGAATATACAGAAAAAGGAGCGGTTGATTACAGATGAAGTGTCGTATTCTCAAGGCGGTACTATTGCTGGAAGATATGCAACAGCAGAACCTAGAATCAAGTGGAAAGAAGAACTTGACGAAAAGTTTAATATAAAAGTAGATTTTAACTTTTATGACGGCTTACCAGTTAATTTGAAATCTGATGAAAGGAGTTCTGAACATGATTTATCCGATATGTCATCAGGGGAATAATTTACCGCCGACAATTTATAGCATTATGCAGTCGCTTGTAAATTATGACACTGACGAGCCAAGCAAGATTAAGGATATGTGGCAGAAAGCAAGAGAATATATTTTCAATTTTGATTATGCTCTAACAAATAATGTTTCACATGAAACATTTGAGCATAATATATTAAACCATTATCTCATGCGTAGAATCAATTTTGATACTGTCACACTTTTTCAAATAATGCTTGAAAACAAATTATCTGAAATACTTCCTAAGTATAACATGCTATGGGATAGCTTAAAAGGCTGGGATATCTTTAAAAGTGGCACAACAACAAGAGAATATACAGATAAAACAACATCTTCTAACACTGGCAATAATATTGTTAATGGTTCTATTACTGGCGAGAATACAGGAGTGACAAATACTGTTAATAATACAGGTTATTCAGACACTCCGCAAAGCAACATTGACGATATTAATAGTAGTGAGTATTTAACAGAATATACTCACAATGTAGTGGATAACAAAATAACTAATAATACAAGCACAACAACGTCTAACACTAGCACTAATACAGACAGTGGCAAGAGTGACAAAACGATTAAAGAAGTAGTCACACGAACCGCAGACAACGAACTGGATTTATTTCTTAAATTCCAGACAGAATACAATAATATCTGGACAATGTTATATTGTGATTTAGATTGTTTGTTTTATGGTTTAGTTTAGAAAGAGAGGTTTATAATAATAATGACAAATGTAAATAACAATTATACAGATATGAAAAATCTAACACCTTTTAAATTATGCGTCTTACAGAATTTTCCTTTTATTGAATCGGATTTCGACGCAGTAACAAATTATCAGCTTCTTTGTAAGGTTGTTGAATATCTTAATAAGATTATAGATAACAACAATAAGCAGAATGATAATATTAGACAGTTAGAGCAGAATTTTATTACATTATATAACTATGTTAATAACTACTTTAACAATCTGGATGTACAGGAAGAGATTAACAAAAAAATTGATGAACTAATTGCAACGGGAGAATTTAATAGTTTTCTTTCTGCCATATATACACCTGAAATGTTCGGCGCAAAAGGTGACGGAGTGACAGATGATACAGAAGCAATCCAGAAAGCCTTGGCATTTAATAATGTTAATATATCTAAGAACTACCTTATTACAGAAAATCTTGTTTTGCACTCTAATTTAAAAGTTTTTGGTGGTGGTACTATAACTAAAAAAGTAGAATTTAATGATAGTTACTTAAATCATTCTATTTTTTCTTGTACTGATTCTAATAATATAGATATTAATAATATCGTTTTAATGTCTAATTCATTAGGTATTAGTGTACATGGTTGTTCAAATGTTAATATCACTAATTTAATTATTAATAGTAAAAAATATTCAATTTTAATAAGTGATAGTGAAAAAAACGAAAGTAATGGTATTACTATCTCTAATATAAAAATAGAAAATGATGTAACTATTATTTCCAGTGACGGAATACACATAAACGGAGGTTGTTCTAACATATATGTAACTAATGTATCAGGAACTACAGGTGATGATTTTATAGCGTTAAACGCTATAGAGGGCATTAGAAAAACTATAAAGAATGTCATAATTGATAATATTAAATGTTCTGGTTATGCTGGTGTTCGTCTATATGGGCAGTTAAATTGTGTTATAGAAAATGTTAGTATTAATAATTCATATATTAATAGTAATAATGGTATCAGATTAACTAATATTGTTGGATTTACAGAAATAAATCTTATTGCCCCAACATTTAACAACATTGTATTTAACAATTGTATTGTTAATAGTTCGATAAGAAATGTTTTTCTTACTTATATTAGCGGTTCTGTTACTTTTAATAATTGTACTTTTGTTGCAACAGCTAACCCTAATGTCGGCTTTTTTAACTCTTCTATTAATTCATTATTAACATTTAATAGCTGCCTTTTTAATACTAATAGTACAGCTTTTATACAAGACTGTGTAGTTGGAACTCCACCAGAAAATTGTAACACATACGGTAATATAGCACTTAATAATTGCGATATTAAAAAAGTATTTTTATGCTTTGGAACTAATAAAAAAACTATTAATATTAACAATTGTGACATAGACACATATTTAATAACACGGACGAACCCAGATGTGATAGATTTAAGTATTAAAGATTGTCGTATTAATATAACACCTTTTAGCGGAGCAAGTAAAGGAATTTATACTATTAAAGACAGTATTTTAAATGCAGAATATCTACTTAATAATATTGAAAGTAGTCAAGATACTGTTTTAGATATTAGTAATATTATCGTTAATAATAATAAAAAAGATACGTTTTGCTTATTTAAAACTGGCACGTCCGAAAACATTATAAGACATATGGAAGGTGCTTATCAGCTTAGTACATCAGCACAGAACGAGGGAATTTTATTTAAAAGATATGATGAAAACGGTTTTGCTGGTTTCTTTGTTTATAAAAACGGTGCTTGGGTAGAAATATAATTAAAAAAAAGTGAACTCAGTTCAAAAATTCTGAACTGAGTTCACTTTTTTAATTAATATGTTCCTATAGTATCATGCGAATGATACAATGTAACTCCTTTTCTAAATACCCCATTAATAATATTCATGTCAGCCGCTGGAACGTCACCGAACCCAATAACAGAATCCTGTGCTATCTGTACATAATTGTTAGTTCTTCCATATAAGTTTGGTTCTTTTATCTGATTAACAGCATAGCCATATTTACTGAAAAATGCGTCTACACTTTTAATTACATCTGTATATGCGGTATTGATTTCTATTAGAAATGCAAAATTATTTAATTTAGTGTTAATAAGATTACCGCCAGACATTCCAACGACAGAATCGGGTACAGTTCTTGCAGATTGAATTTGTCCTAACTGATTAATAGCATTTCCAATACCAGCAATTGCAGCTAGTGGGTTTCCTGTTGCTATAGAATAGACAGTACCTACCGCACCACCTATAGCACCTAATGCAATATTAGTAGAATTCTGAGCAAGGTAAGAAGCAAAAGAATCAACCGTCATTGGAATTGTAGGATAATTATCTATTAATAAACCAAAATCAGTAGCGTCTGTAATACCTTTGTACTCGCTTGGAAAACATATAGATTGTCCTTTATAGTTATCAGTACCACCATATTTAAACTTTATTACTTCTCCAAAATCTTCTTGCCTTAATTCTAATGTCTGCCCTTGCTGGTTCGATACTGTCACCTTTACAAAAGGATATTGTAAACATTTTTTATTAGCTGGTGTATATCCGTCTATAGAACCAATCTTTTCTATATTTACCCATTCCTTTATGTCGTTATCTGATGAATATGTAAATATGCCTACAAGGTCGCCACCTTTACCCTCATTCACATAATCTCCATAATATTGCATTAATGTACTTATTCCAGATTGCGTTAAATCTGCCGTAACTCTCCATAATGTCATAGGTAAACCGTCATTAAATGGCACTCCACCAATTCCTTGATATGCTGTGTAAGGGCTGTCATATTGAGGATTCACAATACTTGATGAACTTTTTCTTGCTTCTGTAAAAAGAAAAGCTATTTTATCTGGGTTAACCTGTATTTTATATGTATCCCTAGCAACATAAGAATCTACACCAAAAGATTCAGGAATACGAGAAGCCCCTATATAGTCGTCTGCTATATGTTCTCTTAAAACATACGTTTCTGTTCTTGACCAATTATCCCACCAAGTACTAAAGTAGTCAATTGTGTACTCAATTTCTGTACATCTGTCACTCTTATAAACGACATTATCAACCCATGCAAAAAACCACTTGTTATCATAGTCAGGATTCTGGAAAGCCATGTAATTGGAAGATAAACACTGGCTATAAGTAAAAGGTGTGCTAATTCTTCCAGTACTTCTTATAAAAGAAAAGTCACTGGCACTTGTAATATAATGACTTTCACTTCTTAACACTTCCAGCAATTCATCTGATGATAAAGTTAAACAATTATTGTATGATTTATCTAATTTAATTCCTTTACTTAAAATAATATTACTATTTCTCATATTAATTCTCCTTATTCATATACTTAATATCATATGCGTCTATTATAATGTTTCTTGCAATATAAAACTCTTGCTCTTTATTAATCTTGTCTATCACTTCATTCCTAACGCATAAATCATTCATTAAATCTTTTATTAATTCCATTCATAAGATTTCAATAATCATCATCTCCTTATACTAAAATCAATGCACTGTTTAAAATCAGTACCACATAAATCAGTAGAATAGAATATATTACTTTCATTAAAAGATTTCATTATTAAATCTCTAATTTTAGCGTCAATTCTGAAATCCATATTATATATATCCTTGGAATATAGTGGATTTTCTGATATTACACCAAAAACAAGAGTACCTTTTTTTATAGGTGTATGTTTAGGGCAGATAAACCATATTAATTCATCTTTTTTATTGTATAGTGTTCCTAAAAACATAAATGACTGATACTGAAAAACAACTCTTATAACTGGTTTATATGTTTTAATGCTAGTACTTAAATGCGGCTGTGGTGTACTCATCCATGAACCACCACTTATCATACTTTCGCTTGAGCCAATGGCAAAAGATTTTTGGTTTGTTTGTCGGCAGTACTCTATAGCCAATTTAATAGTATTATTTGAATTGACTATGTTTTTAGTAATAATATCACCTTGCCGCATTTTCTGAATTGTCGTTTGCAAATCCCACGCTGGAAGATAAGGGCAGACACGTGATATTGTGTTACCTACAAGCCACAGCTTAACCGCTCCACGCTTTCTATCTACTGTATCATAGAAAATCATTAGCTTTTCAGGCTCTCTTGCTATATACATTGTACGGCTCATAAACTCTTCAAAAATGATATTATCAACATCCAAGAAAGAGACAGAAGAATAATTCTGTTCTTGCGATAATGCAATTGCATAGCCTATTTTATCGCCTTTAACCGTCTTGAATTTTTCATTATCAAATCTAGCAAAGTATATACCGCCCCGCCAGTAGGTTATACAATTATACACACCGTTAGTTAGTTTCTCAACGTCAACATCATTGAAATATTGCTCGATTTTATCCGTTTTAATTTCATCTTTCCAGCGTCTAAGCAATATAAATTTCTGCCCTGTTTTCAAGTAATGTTCTACGGCTTTTTTATGCTTAACCTGATAAGATTTACCGCCGCTTTTTTCTCCCAGAATCAAATTGAATAAAGCGTTTTTATTGTCTATACTGTCAATGTTATAATGTATATTATCCTGTTTAATATTAATCACTCCTTTTTTTCATGTTTCACGTGAAACATTATTATTCTTTGAATCTCGCTCTTGTGCTACTGTCACCGACCTTTTCGGCATAAACTAAAGATTTAGAAAGATTGTATGTCGCTGGCACAATACAACAACCGCTTTTTTCATTTACAATCATAGACACACCATTTTCATCAGTTAATTCACAAGGTTGTTGCTCTTCACAATAATATAACATGTTCTTGCCTGTGTCCTTATAATCAAACACTAAATCATCTTTAAAATTATTTATATTATTCTTTAATGCAACAACTCCTTTTTTGGGTACACCACTAACTGTTATGTGTAGATTGTGTTCATGTTTAAAACAATAGTCTTTGTTATTCTTAAATTTATAGACATTTTCAAATTGCCTGTATGAGTACTTTTTGGCACCTTGAGTTATAAATTCTTCATAATGTCCGTCAGAATCAAAAACTCCTAAAGGGTGCTTAATTCCTTTTTTGTCGGCTGGCTGGTATTTTTCAATATCAATATCCAGCTTTTCAGATACTGCCTTTAATTTAGACATAACACTATTATTATAATCATCTATTACACTTTTATCATAGCCTTGTATCAACTTAATAGAATCAGTGTCACAGTAAACAACGTATTCATCAAGTTTAATAATATTCTCTTCAAGATTTCGTCTTGCATATGCAGTCACCCAGCACCCCCAAGCAAACGACATAAAAGACTTCTTCTTTTCTTTCATCAGCAAATCCAATATTTCTCCATTCTCAAGTTTTCTATCATCAAGCCAATCAAAGTCATTTGAATAACGGACTTCATCACGAATCGTATTAGTAACACTCATACCGTATAAAGCATTAAATTTATTTTTTTCCTTAGAATATTCTAACTCTTTTCCTTGTACACCTTTGTATTGTGTTTTTAATATATACTTATCTAATATAAAATTAATAAATAATTTAGGCAAGTATTTATATTGTGCATACCAACATTCTTCTATATCGTAACTGTCAAATGTATGTTGCTTAAGTATTAGTTTAAAATCTACGTCAGTAAGTGTTATTTCTAATTCATCAGCACGAACTATTCTACCGTTATCATATACAGCTCCTTTTAAATAATGACATTTATTTTTAGAAATAAAATTATTAAAATACTTAGATTTAATATTGTAAAACTTTACTTTAACTAAATATGCAAAACAATCTAACATCTGCTCTGCTGATTTGATTGAACATGGTTTAAACTCTGTCATGGGATACTTTTCAGATACTAGCACATAAGGATAAGAAGAAGTAAAATCCCAACTATCAAGATTGTTTAGAATCTCGTCTACATAAATCCAGTTAGCATGTGTATAGCCACCAGCAAACGCATCACACAGCATGTTGTAAACGTGTGGGTTTGTATTTATTGCCTTATATACTGTATATCGATACTTGTAGTCATTCATTGTTAGCGTTTTTAGTTCTCTTCTTACATGTCCAGTTGAAGTTAATGGAATATTCATTACACAGTTATATTCTTCTAACTCTCTTCTAATGTAATGATATACAACAAGACAGTCATACTCACAATAACCGAGTTCTTTCAATGTTAGTACTGTCTTACAATGTCTTATCTTATTATAATCTAAATCACCAACTTTCTTTGTAACTGGCAAATTAAATAGTTTTGGTAACTCCGCAAGTGCTGCATTGCTCATAAAATAAGTACACCTAAATTCAATGTTAAAATCACCAAGTACGGCTTTCATAACTTTATGCTTCTTTCTTGCCATCACTTCTTTAAAACGAAAATGTGATTTTAAAAACTGAAATTCAAATGATAAATTATGCACGAAAACAACTTTTTTTTCATAGCAATTTTTTTCTATTCTATAAAGAAACTTAATAAAATCTTCCCATGTTCTACCGAAGTATACAGTATCATTAACGCCGAACATCCATATATACATACAAGCCTGTTTTAAGCTGTTTTCTTTCATATCATCAGTAAAATTAAGATATTCAAGATTATTATATACACGATAATTGTAATAAAGATAAGACGTTGTTTCAATATCGAAAGAATATATTGTATTATCACAAGTGTTTTTACCTTTTGTTACTATTTCACTTGCATGCCCTTTATACTCTTCCCACCATAACATTATCAATACCTCACACTGTCAAATGAGTTAATCTTATTAATATCAAATTTACCTGTTTTAATAATATCATACACACTTATCAATACTTCTCTTAAATCTTCATCATTTCCAAAATTAATATAATTCTCCACTATATCAATATAATCTTCTACGTTTCCATTTTTATCATCTACTTCTAACGCTATTCTTAACGCTTCATACTTAACTTCATCATTTAATTTATACTTGTCTGTTGCAAAAAAATCATATATAGCCTGTGCTGTTTTATTATCTACGTCTAAAGAAGAGGCTATTCCACTCTTTACATTTTCAATATTTTCTTTCATACCTTTTACTGTACTTGTCTTGCTGGATTTGAACTCTTTAAGTGCTTTTAATGTAGCTTTCATTTGCACAGTAGACAAATTCTTATTAAATCTTATATATCCTTTATCAGATACAGTATTAACAGCGTCTATCGATAATTTATCAATCAAACGTTTTCCAGCCCAGCCATATTGCTCTCCATAATGTCCACGCAATCTTTGTAATTTTGCATTAGCAGACTTGGCTTCTCTTACTAACTCTTTGTATATCTGCTCTTTACTTTCCATATATACCGCCTTTTTTTAAAAAATGTTTCACGTGAAAGATTATATCACGTGAAACATTTCACTCCGACAATTATTAATATGTTTGTCTTATCATTCTAAGACTGGAACCGCCTTGTAGCCTATTCCCATCTTACACTTTACTGAATTAACTCTAAACTTATTAACTCCGTCAGTCATGTAATCTGACAATGTTTCATCAAACAAAGTACCGCCGCCACAATGAATAATACCATATTCTTCTGTATTGAAATAAGACATTTCAAAAGTTTTTTCATCTGTCTCGATTGTTGCGTTCGCTGTTCCCGTAACTGTGATTGACTGTTCAACAATTGCTGTCACACTAACACTTGTGATATCTCCCTTGCTTGCCATTTTCTTAAATAAGTCGTTGTCAAGTGTTCCTGATACTTCGTTAATTGTTACTACATACTTTTTCTTTACTTTCTGTGTTGCCATTGTTTTAATCTCCTTTTTTTCATTCTTTGTGATATATTTTCTTGGCTTGCCAATGAGCATTGACGGCTGATTAATTAATTTATCCGTATACTCTCATCAGATACAAGGTTGCCGTCCTTGTATGACGCTGGTGTGTTCCAGCGTTTCGGCTATTTAAGTATTCTATTAAGATATCTAACATTTCTTATTTCTACTAATAGGTCTCTATAATTATCTATTCCAGTCCTAGCAACTCTTCCATTTATATAATATATGCGATAGATAGGCTTCTTGATTAAAGGATTTCTATATCTAATTATAATCATATCCTTTAATTCAATTTCTTTTACTATCCTAATAACATGTATTTCCTTAAGTACTAACATAATATCATTCACACTCCTTGCTGTATTCAAAACCTAACAAAATATTATTGCAATATCTTTGCTAATTACTTCTTCTGTAATTGTTTTTCTATTCTCAACTCCTATTATTTCGTCAAGGCTTGCGTCTATATCCACAAGTGCCTTTTCTCTGTCAATTCCAAGTTCAACAGCCTTGTTTAATAATTCAATAGTTTTCATACATTATACCTTTACCTTTCTTCAATCACTGTTTATCGTTTTTTTCAGAATAAGTGCTGGTTCATCTCCGTTCTTAACCCCTACTTT